ATGGAATATTCACAAAAAATAAAGCTTCTTAGGGAAAAAATGTTTGTCTCACAAAAAGAGCTTGCAGAAACACTAGGAGTTTCTTTTGTTTCAGTGAATCGCTGGGAGACTGGTAAATTTAACCCAACTATTAAAGCTAAAAAAAAGCTTAATCAATTATTTATTCAGTATAAAATTGCGGAGGGTAATGATGACAATAAATGACAACAAATTAATTTTTGAACAAAAAAAGAAACAATTTATAGAAAGAATAGATTTAATTGCAAAAGAATCATTTAATAACGAGCAAAAAGAAACTGCAAAACAAATTATTGAATCAGCTAATGAAAATAACATAGATGCAGTATATCAGCTTGTTACCCAAAGGGTAAAAACCGGATTTGTTTTTGATGCTGCACCAGAAGTTAATCATAATTGTGTTGCTTTGATTTCAGAAAATGAGTCTTTAAGCATAACATCTACTGAAGCGGTCCATAACGAGCACTCGCTTATAATAGGAGAAAATTACGACACATTAAAAAATCTTCTTTGTACATATATTAACCCTTCAACAGGTGAAGGTATGATTGATATAATCTATATCGATCCTCCATACAATACTGAATCTGCAAAAAAAGATGGCAATGATTATAAGGAGGAAGTAGAAGCAGCTAAATTCGTTTATAGAGATAAGTATACTAGAGACGGTTGGTTGAACATGATGAACGAGCGACTTAAGTTAGCAAAGAAAATCTTATCTAATCGCGGAGTCATATATATTTCAATTGATGATGGGGAACAAGGCTATTTAAAGGTTTTGTGTGATGAAATATTTGGTGAAAAGAATTTCATTGCTAATTTAATATGGAAATGCAGAAGTTCATTATATTATACTGAACCGCTAATATCTATCCAAACTGAATACATTTTAGCCTATGCCAAAGATAAGAGTAAATTTTCACTAAAAACGTTTGATAAGGATAATATAGATGGTGATGAAAAAGCTCTTGAAGGTTTCTTTTTCAATAGAGTTAAAAAACTATACGATGATGAAGATTATTCAAATAATGATAATGATCCAAGAGGCCCTTATAAAACATCAGGAAAAGTAAGAAACGATGGAAGACCAATTTATACAGTGACTTCACCTACGGGTGTTCAACATACTGCAGCTTGGGTGTATTCTCCTGAAGTTTTTCAGCAATTAATTGATGATAATCAAATATATTGGGGTGTTGATGGTAGTGCACAACCGAGAAAAAAATCATATTTTAAAGACTACATAGGAAAAGTATCTTCAAATCTTCTCTATGATGAATTTGTGATTACAAAAAATGGCGATAAAACTAAAAAGGAAAAAATATTTGAAGTAGGGACTACTGAAAGTGGCACAAAAGAATTAAAAGACATAGTAGGGGAGAACAAATTTCCTTATCCAAAACCTGTTGAGTTAATCAAATATCTTATAAGTCTATATCCAGTAAATGATTGTACTGTATTAGATTTTTTTGCAGGATCTGGAACTACTGGCCAATCGGTTATGGAATTAAATGAAGAAGACGGTGGAAAAAGAAAATTTATTTTAACTACAAACAATGAAAACAATATTGCGAATGATGTAACACTTGAAAGACTGTTTAGAGTTATTCATGGTAAAGGTTCAAAAGGAGAACATATCAGTTGGAAATATTCAAATACAGTTCCGTCATTGATAAATAATTCAGTTAGAGTGTTTGACGTAGAATACCATGAACTGCAACTTTATGACTTTGAAAAGGCTAACAAGTTGATTCCGATTGCTGAAATACAATTCAAAAAACTAAACCCAAATTACAAGATTAAGGATCGTTTTGATATATATAATGAATTAGCTGCGCTAAATCCATATAAGAAGGTGTAATATATGGAATTGACAAAAATACAAAAGGAAGCTGTTGAAAAAATTCTAGGTTATTACTCTCCTATAGAAAAAGTAAATGTAGATTTTAAAGCACCAACTGGTAGCGGAAAAACTTTGATGGCATCGTGGATAATCTCATTGATAATTGAAAGAAACATAAAAGAAAAATTTGTTTTTGTTATTGCGACACCATCTTCATCAAGTTTACCGTTTTTCTTTGAGCAAAAATTAAACGTATATAAAAAAGATTTACCATATTCAAAGTTTGAAGTTGAATATATTGAGTCACCCTCATCATCTCAAGCAGACAAAACTGAAGCTAATGTCACGATAAAGGTAGAATCTAATAAAGTTTACATATTTGGTAAATCAACGTTTGGTAAAGGAAGAATTTTTACTGAAAGACATATCATTGATGATTTTGTTGACGAGGTCAAAAATACAGGACATAAACTTATATATATCCGTGATGAAGCTCATATTGGTGATATAACAAGGACAGATAGCGAAACTAAGATGTTTGAAGAATTAATGCAAAACCACTCAGATTTCATTATAAAAATGACAGCAACACCAAACTTGAGTGATTCAACAGTAAAATTCGTACAAATATTAGAATCAGACATAAATGATGGTTATAAAAATGAGAATAAATGGCTTTTAAAAACACAACCAACTTTGCTTTTAAACGATAGTATGAATGAAGATGCTTTATTAGAAAATGCAATATTAGAGTTCAAAAAGCTAAAAGAATCATATAAAACACTTGAAAAGGATAATATTTTTATTCATCCAGCATTATTAATACAAGTAAGTAATGAACCTTCGAACACAAATGATAAGAAGATTTTTTTTGATGCTTTAGATGATGTTAAAAAAAGATTAGATTATCATGGCTTATCATGGGTAAAATATTTTGGTGATAGTGACAAAGAATCAAATTCTGTATTAAAAGATAAATTTACACTTGATGAAATAACCCAGATTGATCATCCCACTGATGTAGTGCTTTTTAAAATTGGTCCATCGACAGGGTGGGATATACCAAGAGCTTGTATGCTTTTACAATTAAGAAAAGTATGCTCAGACAAGTTAAATATTCAAACTATTGGTCGAATTAAAAGAAATCCTTATCCAAACTTAGCAAAAAACTCCGTTACTGACAAATATTATATATACTCGAATACTCCAAAAATTGATGAAGACTTTACTTATTATCAATACCAAGTAAAAGAAGCACTTATTGGTGAAGAGTTTCCAGTTATTGAGATTATGAACAAGAAAGATTTCAGGATTTCTGTTCAAAAACCATCCATAACAAAAGATTTACTGAAATTCATTGATGATAACAAATACATTCTTGTTCAAGAACTTCAGAAATACTTTGTTAAAGATAATGGAGTAGATATTTTTCGAAAAGAATTATATGAAGTCAATGGGGCAATGGTATACACATCTGTAAGCAATCCATTTATTTTTTTGAAAGACCTTAAACGACTTATTGATTCACGAAGTAACATATATGAATATTGTAATGAAGCGATAGAAAAGTCGCTAAAGTCTGTATTTAAAGATGTTCTGTTGTATCAAAATGTGAAATTACAAATTGAACATATTCAGTACATACTATTTCACAATCATACGACAGAAATTATTGGAATTATTAAGAAAAATAGTCCGTTTATATCAAAATACAAAGTATCAATGGTTCCATATGAGCCAAAACAATATGTTGAAGTATATGATTCCGTTATGGGGGAAGGTATTATAGAGAATAGCGATAATACTTATTTATTTGATGTAGTAAAGAATAATTCCACAAGAAATCTCCAACCTTTAGATTCTACCAATTCGGAACCGGTAGTATTTAGATTCTTAAGTAGAGAAATAAACGCAATAAATGAATATATTGGAGACAAGGTGAGAATATGGAGTAAAAACTTAAGAAACAGTTCTATAAGTGGTGATTATTTAGACAAAACCCATACATTCCATAAAAGTTTTTTTGATTTTATTATTAAGTTCACCAATGGAAATCATCTATATATTGAAGTAAAAGGAAAAAATGATATTAATCCACAAAAAACTGCATTATTAAAAGAGGCATATTCAGATTATTTTAAAAAAAGACAAATAAGTCTTTTTAGTCATCCTCTTGTTATTAGCATATGGATAGTTGATGGTCAAAATATAACTCACGAATCTTATTATGATAAAAATTTAGTTAATGAAGAATTAAACAACTTATCAGTCAAAGATATGTTTAAAAAACTAGCATTAATGTAAGCTAAATACTAAAGAATATTTATCCACTTTAGTGAGATACAGGAGGAAATTATGGGAAGATGGAGTAATGATTTTTACATAATCAATTTGAGAGAATTACCGGAAAGCATCCTTTCTAAAATTCAAGAGTTTTCTGAAAAAGTTTGTATGGAAACATATGATCGTTTTTCATATGATTTTGAACGCAGAGTTGAGACTATCAAAATAGGAAAAATTGCTGAAGAGGTTTTCGCCAAATTTATGAAAGATGAATATGAGATGACACTTTCTATAAATTATGAAATATATGAAGGGACATCTAATGTTGATGAAGATGATTTTGAGATTAATGGATATCAAATTGATATTAAATCATCAAAGGATACGTATGAAGAAGGGATAGAGAGTTGTTATAATAGATTCAATTTTCCTGTACCCTATGATCAAGGGATAAAAGACTTAACTATCTCAATTTTATACACGCATGATTTATCTAATTATGTTATTAGCAGTGCAATATTCAAAGAGGATTATTTACGAAAAAGTCGTATTGGGAGTCTACCTGTAGGAAATGGAGTATTTAAAAATTTTTATTTATGCAAACTAACTAATGGAATAAAAGTAAGAAATGCAATCGAGTACATTTTAAAGTTTCCAAAAAAATAATCTAAATTATTGAATTGATCAATCATCAGATTTTGCTTATTCAGTGGGGTGTATATATTGGAAAAAGCAGCTAACTCTTTTCTAGAATATCTTGAAATGGATAGATTTTATGACAAAATTTATAAATCTATTTTTTCATGGTGTACTGGTAATAAAGATTTATTGCTAGATAAAATTGGCAAATATGATGTGAGTTATATAGGCCATATTGAAGAAGATATCGATCTAGATTATATAAACGTATGGATTGACAGCAAGGAAGATACTAAAATCGAGTTCGATCTAGCTGTTGAGGTATCTGTTGATGTCGAAGGGGTATCTGGTAAACATCATGACAGAGACTTATACAATGCTAATATTTGGGTTATGGTTTACTGTTCAGGTTCATTGATCAATAAACTGAATGATTTCAGAATTTTAGGAATTGAAGAATTCAATAAGTCAAAGCCTAAAAAACCATTGTCAGGGGATTTTGTGCCATATATTAAGAAAAGTGAATATGATCAATATGCTAATGAAATATTAGAAAAATATTACTTCAATCATCATCCAGAAGCAAGAGTTAAACCTATACCAGTCAATGTTGATGAGCTGGCGATAAATATGGGATTAAGTGTTTGTGATACATCCATATCGAAAAATAGAAGTATATTTGGACAAGTTTATTTTGCTGATGCAGAGGCTAAGATATATAATACTGATACATTGGCTTATGAAAAAAGACAGATTAAGAAAGATACAATACTAGTTGATAGTGAGGCTGCATATCTAAGGTCTTATGGGTCTAGAAATATGACGATTGCTCATGAATGTGTACATTCTTATTACCATAGACACGCTTTTTTATTTGCACAAATGTTTAATGAGAATCTTCATTTTATTCAATGTCAAGTTAATGGTGTAATGAAAAATGGTGAATCAAATACAACAGCTGATTGGATGGAAATTCAAGCAAATGGACTTGCACCTTATATACTTATGCCAAAAGAATCTTTTGAAGCTTATGCAAATAGTTTATTTGAACACTATAATCAATTCAGTCGAATAGGATCAAATAGTATTAATCGGATTATTGATGAACTTGCTAAAACCTATGAGGTTACTATTTATGCAGCTAGAAAAAGATTGATTGATTTAGGTTATGAACAAGCAATTGGTGCTTATAATTGGGTAGATGGTCATTACGTAAGACCTTACTCCTTTAAAAAAGGATCTCTTGCTAACGATGAAACTTATACTGTTAGCTATAAAGATGTTTATAATAAAGTTGTTACTAATCCTATTATAGCTATGTCTGTTCTAATGAACGATTATGTTTTTGTAGAAAACCATTTGTGTATCAATCATCCAAACTATATTGAAAAAGATCAGAATGGAGATCTTATATTATCAGATTATGCATTGGTTCATATGGATGAGTGCTGTGTTAAATTCAAATATCAAACGATACGAGGATTTAATGAAGGTTCTGAATTAGGTTTGATTTGTTATCTCAGTAGAGATACAAGTAAAGAGATTGAATTTGATTTGGAACTATCAAAATTACCTGAGAAGAAGATAGATGAATCTCTTTTTAAGGAAAGATACAGAATTCACACAGAGAATGTTGCAGAGGTTGCTAAAGCAATAAATGACATGACATTCGGTGAAATAATCACTTATTTAATGAAATATCTTGATATAAAACTTTATGAACTTGAAATCGACTCAGGAGTTAATGAAAGAACAATAAGGCGATATACAAGTGGTGAAAACAAAAAACCAGATAAAAGAACAGTCGTGGCTCTTTTAAGAGCACTAAATCTTCCTCCAAGAATATGCGATATTGCAGTTAGACAAGCAGGTATATCATTTAGGAATGGAGATAAAGAAGATAATGCTCTGCTTAATGCAATGATGACTCTAAGAAATGGAAGTGCAAATGATGCCAATAGATTTATGAAATTGGCTGGGTTTGAACCGTTAAATAAAGAAGAATAACAAGTGGACAATACCTGTCCGAATATTTTTTAGAAAATTTATATTAGTTATATAGAGGACTTTTTGTCCTCTTTTTTTACGCATTTTTATCGATATTAGCTTTATTGAATCTTACTGGACAACTGCTGCCTACACGATTTGAAACTCATTTGATATACTTACGATGAATTAAGAAAAAGCTATCTTGATTCGTACTTCACAGCCTTAGCTAAGCTGGTCACAATGAAGTACAGAAAACAATTAAATCATGCAGTTCGATCTTTTGTGAGGAGAGGTCTGCAAATTGAAATGGAGTTATTCAACTAACCCTTCTTTTTGCGACCCCTTAGAACTGCCTACACGACTGAGAAAAGAATATCTCCATTTTTAGAAAACAAATCTAAATGGAGGTATTTTTTTATGAAGCTAACAAAAGCAGAAAAGAATCAAAACCCTAAGTTATATGGTTATGGAAGTTTAGAGCAACTTCTAAGTGATCCGAATAATTCATTGACACACTGGATTCCTTATAAGGATGCAGATGGAGATTTAAGGTTCATTCCTTGCGAAGAGGATTATTTTCACTTTTACAGAAATGATGTGCGAAATGAAAGACGTAGACGAGATACCGAATCACGATGTTTGATTCCATCAAAAAAGTTTGGATTGGTGAAATGTCGAGCAGATTGCAGTTTGTGTCCAAAGGTAAGAGATGGCCTTCCTATCTCTATTGATTACATGCGCGAGAATTACGATTTCGATTTCAAAGACGGCTCTTATGAAGAACATCAAGAACAACTCAAGGAACAAGAACAAAGTGACTTCATTTGGAATCTCGTCAGTGAGTTTAATGAAACAGATCAACTGATTTTGAAATATTTCAATGAAGGAAAAACTGATGCTGAAATAGCTGCTGAACTGAATAAGGCAAGAAGTACTATACAAGAACGCAAAACCAAATTAATCAAGATGCTTACAGAAAAATATGAAAAAAATAAAAAATAACCGGCAAACCAAAACAAACCTCGCCATTAATCCATTGAAGAGGAAGAACATCCTTTTCGTGAAACCAAAGGAGGTTTAGAAATGAAGAAAGAACCAAAAGCCGATAAGCCTTATCTGACGGATAAGGATTTAGTCGAAACATTGCTGCTTATCAGTGAGACGACTAAAACATTGGCGCTGGAAGTGATGTTGCTTCCAGAAGAGACGGATAGTAAAGAAGGAGGAATTACAGATGTCAAGAAGTCCAACAATTCACAGTAGAAAGTATAGCCCTAGTAAGAGTAGTACATGGTTAAACTGTCCATTTAGTACATTGCTTAATGATGGATCAAACCAAGAAACAAATCCACAAGCTGAATTTGGAACACAGTGCCATGAATTAGGTGCAGCACTCATTAGTCAGTCACTCAACTTAATCGACTATGATAGTGAAGTAAAACTGATTGAAGAGGTCATCAAAGAGCTTGATAGGTATTCAGAAGAGATGCAGGAAATCGCAGATGGATACGCAGATTTCGTTATTCAGACCATTGAGTTTGAAAAGAAGAGAACAGATACTGAACCACTCATCGTCATCGAGCAGCATCTTGATATGGATTTTGATGATGATGCAGGGGGAACCTTAGATTGTGGAATCATATCATCTTTAGATGGTGGAACGCTCACAGTTATTGACTTGAAAACAGGTCGCACACCAGTTTATGCATTTGATAGTGAATCGGGACTGTTTAACTCTCAACTAGGTATCTATGCACTCTACTTTTACAAAGCCTACAAGGATTTATATCCTATCAAAAAAGTCAGACTTGTTATCTATCAACCAGTTATCAACAACACGAATGATTATGAGATACCGATTGAAGAGTTACTTCAGTTTGAATCAAATGTACTCGTACCAGCAGTGAAAAGAACAAAAGTAGAAAACCCTGAAGCGCGTCCAGGTAAGTACTGTAGATACTGCGCAGGAAAGGCGATATGTGCAAAGCGAGCAGAAGCTAACAAAGGAATCATGCAAGAGTTAAAGAAACCTGTAACGACCATGACTGACACCGATATTGAAGCACTATTACCACATCTGGATGAAGTTATTCAATATGCAAAAGATGTGATGGAGTTTGCTATCAAGAAAGCACTCAATGGTCACAAGTGGTCTAAGTACAAACTCGTTCATACTAAAGGATCGAGAAAGATCACTGATGAAGAAGGTGTCATCAAGGCTTGTGAACAAGTAGGCATCGATCCTTATGCACCAAAGAAGGTAGCTGGAATTACAGAGTTAACCAAAAGAATAGGTAAGAGTAAAGTTGATGCCATTATCGGAGCGTACATCAATATGCAACTTGGCTCATTAGTTTTAGTGCCAAAATCAGATCCTCGTGAAGAGGCAAATATTATCGAAGAAGGAGATAAATAAAACATGTTAAAAATTATTGAAGGTAAAGAGAAACGTCCACTAAAAATTGTTATTTATGGACCAGAAGGCATCGGTAAATCAACATTTGCCAGCCAGTTTCCAGATCCGTTATTTATTGACACCGAAGGTGGTACAAGCAATTTAGATATTAGGAGAATCAAGTGTAATAAATCATGGGATGAATTGATCTTAGTAGTGAAAGAAATTATTGCTAATCCAACGATATGCAAAACAGTTGTTTTAGATACCGCAGACTGGGCTGAATCATTATGTACAAATGCAGTGTGTGAGAAGTATCGAAAGAACAACATAGAAGATTTTGGCTATGGTAAAGGTTATGTCTACTTAGTTGATGAGTTTTCAAAACTACTCACTCTGATGGATCAATTGATCGAAGTCGGTATCAATGTGGTCATAACAGCTCATGCAAAACCGAGAAAGTTTGAACTCCCAGAAGAACAAGGTGCTTTTGATCGCTATGAAATGAAACTATCTAAACAAGTGGCACCACTGATCAAAGAATGGTCTGATGCACTCTTCTTTGTGAACTATAAAATCTATGTCATTACAACAGAAAACAACTCCAAGAAAGCTCAAGGCGGAAAGCGTGTTTTATACACAACACATAATCCTACTTATGATGCTAAGAACAGATACGATTTACCAGAAGAACTTGAACTCAGCTTTTCATCCATCGCGCACTTATTTGAAGATCAAGAGTTCACAAAGCCTGAAGTACCCTTTCCTGATCCTAAAGATATTACGAGTGTTTCAATCATAACAAAACTCGAAAAGATGATTGATGATTCGAATATAACAGCGATTGAATTACAACAAGTGGTTGCAGCTAAAGGGCATTATCAAGAAACAGAACCGATTACCAATTATTCAGACGATTTTATAACCAGATGGATCATCCCTAATTGGAAGAAGATCATAGAAACTATTAAAAAAAATAAAGGAGAACAATAACCATGATAGATAACAAAGATATGTTGATGGATTGGAACGATGCCATCGAAGAAGACGGTCAGGAGTATGTCTTACTACCTGAAGGTGATTTCAATTTTACAGTCACAAATTTTGAACGCGGAAGATTTCCTGGTGGACCCAAAGTTCCCGCATGTAATAAAGCTACTATTACAGTCCAAGTAGATACCAAAGAAGGGATCGCAACCGTTAAGTTTGATTTGCTTTTATATCGCTCTTTAGAATGGCGTATTTCAGCATTCTTTAGATGTATTGGTCAGAAGAAGCATGGTGAAAAACTCACGATGGATTGGAATAAAGTGATTGGATCTAAAGGTCGTGCTCATTTTAAACAAAGATCATACACGAACAATCAAGGTGAAGAGAAGTTTACAAATGATATTGATCGCTTTATTGATTACAACGAAGAGTTCTTCATTCCTGACGATCTCCCATTTTAGGAGGGATCAGTCATGGTATTAAGACCTTATCAAAATGAAGCGGTCAGTGCAATTCGACACGAGTGGAAAGAGGGACATCAAAAAACGCTATTAGTACTTCCGACCGGTACTGGTAAAACAGTCGTGTTTTCAAAGGTTATTGAAGAGGAAACTAAAGACGGAAGTAACGCTTTAATTCTTGCTCATCGTGGAGAGTTGCTCGATCAAGCTTCAGAGAAATTATTAGAAACGAGTGGATTGGATTCAGCTTTGGAAAAGGCTGAGTCTAGTTCCATCGGGTCAAAAAAGCGAGTGACTGTTGCATCAGTACAAACTTTATCACAAGAAAAAAGACTCACAGCATTTGCTAAGAATCATTTTAAGACCATTGTTGTAGATGAGGCGCATCATTCCATGAGTGATACCTATCAACGCATACTAACTCACTTCGATGGTGCTAATGTTCTCGGTGTCACTGCAACTCCAGATCGCTCTGATCAGAAAAGTTTAGGAAAGTTTTATGATTCAAAAGCCTATGAATATTCACTACATCAAGCCATTAGAGAAGGTTATCTTTGCCCAGTTAAAGCACAGATGATTCCACTTGAACTTGATATTCACAGTGTTAGCGTATCGAATGGTGATTATGCAGTTGGTGAAATAGGATATGCACTAGAACCTTACTTAAACCAAATTGCACTTGAGATGATTAAATACTGCAAAGGCAGAAAAACTGTTGTGTTCTTACCTCTAGTTAAAACATCTCAAAAATTCTGTGAACTACTGAATTTACATGGTATTAAAGCGGCAGAAGTTAATGGCAATAGTAAAGACAGAGATGAAATCCTAGCCGATTTTAAATCTGGTGAATACGATGTGTTGTGTAATTCTATGCTACTTACTGAAGGATTTGATTTTCCAGCTATAGACTGCGTTATTGTGCTAAGACCAACAAAGATTAGAAGTTTATACCAACAAATGGTAGGTCGAGGGATGAGACTTCATCCAGGCAAAGAAGAGTTATTATTGCTTGATTTTTTATGGATGACAGAACGCCATGATTTATGTAGACCATCAGCACTGATTTCTAAGGATGCAGAACTTGCTAAACGTATCGATCAAAAGATGATGGATAAAGAAAGTGGTATTGATTTACTAACCGCTGAAAAAGAAGCAGAAAATGATGTAATACAAGAACGTGAAGATGCACTTGCTAGAGAACTAGCAGCCATGCGTAGAAAGAAAACAAAACTCGTTGATCCAATTCAATATGCTTTCTCTATTGCTGCAGAAGATTTAGCAAATTATGAACCTGCATTTATGTGGGAGATGGGACCTGCTACTGAAAGACAACTTGATTACTTAGAAAAACATGGCATTTATCCAGAAGCAGTCACGAGTTGTGGGATGGCTAGCATGCTTATTGAAAAACTTAAGAATAGACAAATTGAAGGCTTAGCTACACCAAAACAGATCCGTTTCTTGGAACGTTATGGATTCTTGCATGTTGGTATGTGGGCATTTGATGCAGCAAGCAAAATGATTACACGTATCGCAGAAAACAACTGGTTTTTACCAAGAGGTATCAATGCTACAAGTTATCAACCGTAGGAGGATTTAAATGGACAATTTACTTGATGCTTTAAAACAGATTGATGTATCAAAAGTATCCTATCAAGAATGGATAAATATAGGCATGGCACTTAAAGCTGAAGGATATGATTGCTCGGTATGGGATAACTGGAGTCAAAATGATGCTCGCTATAAACAAGGTGAGTGTGATAGAAAATGGAGGAGCTTTGCCGGCTCCTCTAATCCCATAGCCGGAGGAACGATTATAAAAATGGCAAAAGACGCAGGATGGGTTCCTTATGTTCATGAAAACGGTGGACTTATGGAATGGGATGACATCATCGAATACGATGGTGATGGCATGATTTACGATCCTACTGTTAGTATGACTCCAACCGAACAACTTATAAAATATCTTGAAATATTATTTAAAAGTAATGAATATGTTGCGTATGTAACAACGGATGTTTGGCAGAATGCAGATGGCAAATGGATGCCAGGTAGAGGCCAGTATGACAGAACAGCTAAAGAATTAATTGATTTACTTAAAAAACATCCAGATGATATCGGTGCCGTGATTGGTGATTGGAAAGATGAAAGTGGTGCATGGATTAGGTTTAATCCAGTTGATGGTAGTGGTGTTAAGAATGATAACATTACAAGATTTTCCTATGCATTAGTTGAATCAGACAATATACCCATTCCAGAACAAGATGCAATCTATCGAAAGTTCGAACTTCCTATCGCTTGTCTAGTACATAGTGGCAGTAGAAGTCTACATGCTATAGTTAGAGTTGATGCAAATGATGCAGAAGAATATCGTAAGCGTGTGGAATACTTATATGATTTCCTAGATAAGAATGGACTCAAAGTTGATACAGCTAATCGAAATCCATCAAGATTATCACGATTACCTGGTGTGACTCGAAATGGCATTATTCAAACATTGGTGGATACTAACATAGGTAGACGTAATTGGAATGAATGGTTAGATTTTGCTGAAGGTATTGTCGATGAAATGCCTAGACTTGATTCACTGGATGAAGAATTATCACATTTACCTCCTCTTGCACCTGAACTTATTGAAGGGGTTGTTAGAGTTGGACATAAAATGCTTATTTCAGGCTCATCTAAAGCAGGGAAAAGTTTCTTATTAATGCAACTAGCTATCGCATTATCTGAAGGTGGTAAGTGGCTAGGTTTTCAGTGCAAGAAATCAAAAGTCCTCTATGTGAATTTAGAAATAGATAGAGCTAGCTGCTTGCATCGTTTTGACAAGATTTATAAGGCATTAAAACTTGCTCCTAAGCATAGCGGAAATATCAAAGTTTGGAACTTACGTGGTCGAGCGATGCCTTTAGATAAACTTGTACCGAAGCTTATAAGAAAAGTTGCAAATCAAGGCTTCGATGCAATTATCATAGACCCTATATATAAAGTAATTACAGGAGATGAAAACAATGCTTCTGAAATGGGAGTTTTCTCTAATCAATTTGACAAAATTTGTAATGAAACAGGATGTGCAGCCATCTACTGTCATCATCATTCTAAAGGCTCTCAAGGCTACAAAAGAGCGATGGATAGAGCTTCTGGTTCAGGAGTATTTGCGCGTGATCCAGATGCACAACTCGATATGATTCAACTTGAAACTACCGATGAGTTTATGGCTCAATACGCAGATGTACAAACATCTACAGCTTGGAGACTTGAAAGTAGTCTAAGAGAATTTGGTAACTTCAAGCCAGTTAATTTTTGGTTTGAATATCCGATTCATAAACTTGATGATAAAGGTATATTAAAGAAACATTATGCAGAAGGTGACCCTAAAGCAAATCTAGAAAAAAGCGGTAAGAGAAAACAAACACCTGAATCTAGAAAAGATGAGTTCGATGCCGCATTTGAAATAAATAAGAACGAAGACAATACATGTTTAGTATCAGTACTTGCAGAATATTTAGGAGTTACTGATCGCACAATCAGAAAACGTGTACAAGAATTCGAAGATAATTACATTAATGAACATGGTGTAATTTCACCTAGAAAGCCTTAAATGGAATATAGGGAAAAATGACTAGTTCCGTCTTAAATTATGGAATTTGGAATAAAGGAAAAACCTACCTTTGTTCCGTTTTAGAAAAAAAGTGGAATATAGGGCTTATATATAGGTATGTTCCATTACCGCTGACGCATGTTTGTAGGATAGGGCTTGAAAGCCTGCCCTATCCCAAACAAATGCATCATCGTCAGCACTTGCCTATCTGCACCTAAAAAATAAAAAAAATGGAGGTAACTATGAAAATATTCCTGTTACTAGATCCGCCTACAGTTACCGCGCAACAAAATAAAATTGCTCTTGTCAAAAACAAACCAATATTTTATAAACCTGAGAAATTAAAAGAAGCAAGAAGCATAATCATTAAACACTTAAAACCATTCAAACCTGAAAAACCAATTGAAGGTCCGATTAAGCTTCAAGTCATATGGAGATTCGCTAAAGGTAAAAGGCACAAACACTTTGAATGGAGATTGACAAGACCGGATACTGATAATTTAGAAAAGATGCTCAAAGATTGTATGACAGAGGTTGGGTTCTGGATTGATGACGCACAGGTGGTTGTAGAGCATGTTGAAAAGGTATGGTCAGATGATCCGACTGGGATCGCAATTGAAATAGATGTATTAAGCAAATTCAAGGAGGAAACAAGATGAATGTAAAAGAATACTTAAGCAGATATCACAATACAGAACTTAAAATATCACGTTTGCAAGTTGAAGTTGAAGAATACATTCGTCTTGCAAACTCTATACCAGGCATTAACTTTGATCAGATTCGTGTGGATGGAACTAAAAGTCTAGAAGCACCGTTTGAGAAATGGATACGTAAAGCATTAGATAATGAAAACTTAATCGTGGATTTGAAAAGGAGACTCCCAATCATAAAAGGTGAAATTATGTCAGTTGTTGATGAACTTGAAGACACAGAACTTAGAAAAGTATTGATCTATCGGTATATAGATTGGCTGAGTTGGAACGATATAGCAGTAAAGATGTTTGTATCTATTTCGACACTAAAAAGGTGGCATAAAGAGGCTTTGATAGGAATAAAAATTATGGACCATGATGGACCACGATGAACCGTTGTGAATTTGTCAAGGGTGTGTTATGATTAAACTGAGCAAAGCTATAAACAACATGGAATACTGGCTTTAAAACCAGCCTAGAGACACTTAAAGAATTCAGAGATGAGTTCTTTTTTGTTTTTGCAGAGATACTTGTAGTATTCCAACTGGTGAATAATTACAATTTTTTGTATACAGTTGGAGTGATTGAATGAAAGGAAAAATGCTTGATCTATATGAGCGATGGGATGAATCAGGACACTTAGAGGTTAAATTAAAAGCCATATCTGAAATGATATCTAAAAGAGCAACTCAAAAACAGATTGCTGAATATTTAGGTATCACAGAGAAAACAATTATTAAACTTAAGAAAGCACATCCAAAGTTTAATGCAGCCTTTCAGTATGGTGATGAAGAATTAAAACAAAAACTACTCGATGCCATTTATCAACGCGCGATAGGTTTTGAATATGAAGAAACACAAACAGTGATTGAAGAAACAAAGACTGGAACAAAAAAACGTATTACTAAGTTTAAGAAACAGTCACTACCTGATATCACAGCAATTAAATACTTACTCATTACGAAATTTGGTATTGAGTATAACGAAAAGAAAGCAGAAATTGAACTTATGCAAAAACGCATAGAAAATGGTGAGGAGGTTTGGATGAATGAATATCGTGATGAAGCAAGTATCAGTACTCCAAGAGTACGAAAACAATCCAAGAAACAATGACGAAGCGATCAAAGCAGTTGCTAACTCGATTAGGGAGTTTGGATTTAAGGTTCCAATAGTCATTACAAGTGACAACGTCATCATAGCCGGACATACGCGCTTAAAAGCCTCTGTGTCGCTTGGTTTAGAAGAAGTGCCATGTATTGTTGCAGATGACTTAAATGAGGCACAAATCAAAGCTTTTCGTTTAGCGGATAACAAAACAGCTGAACTTGCCACATGGGATTTATCAAGACTTGAAGAAGAGTTAGCTGGAATTGACATGGACATGCTTCAGTTTGGATTTGAAGAAATGGAAGAACTGCTTCCAGATAATGCAGCAGATGATGATTTCGATATCGATGATGAAATTCCAGAGATACCTTTTTCTGAGATTGGCGATATATATGAACTTGGACCTCATCGACTTATGTGTGGTGATTCAACAGATGCAAAACAAGTTGAAACATTACTTGATGGTAATACAGTAGATATGTTATTTACCGATCCGCCTTACAATGTTGACTATGAAGGAACAGCTGGAAAAATCAAAAACGATAAGATGGAAGATGATACCTTCTATCTTTTTTTATACAGCGCCTTCCAGAATATGTTCAACCATACAAAGCTAGGTGGTGCAGTCTATGTTTGTCATGCTGATACTGAGGGACTTAACTTTAGAAATGCATTCAAGAACGCTGGATTCAAACTAGCGGAATGTTTAATCTGGGTTAAAAATGCATTAGTACTTGGCAGACAAGATTACCACTGGAGACATGAACCTATTCTTTATGGATGGAAAGAAGGAGCTGCTCATTACTTTGTTGATGACAGATCTCAAGATACCATTTGGGAATATAACAAACCAAGAAAAAATGAAGAACATCCAACCATGAAACCTTTAGAGTTAGTTGGAAAAGCTATCAGCAATTCATCAAGACGTCATGAATCTGTATTAGATTTATTTGGTGGTTCTGGATCAACGATGATTGCAGCGGATCAATTGGATCGAAAATCATATCTGATGGAACTTGATGAAAAGTTTATCGATGTCATTGTGAAACGCTATATCAAACATAAGGCATCTAATGAGAATTGTTATTTAATCAGAAATGGAAAAAGGTCTCCACTTAGCGATTTCGATTACTTCGAAAATAAGTCACTATAGTAAAAAAAGTACTTGCTATTAAGTCTCTTTAGAGTGATATATAGAGTAACCAAAAAATTATAAGGAGACTCAAGTTATGGAAAAACAAATTAAATTATCTGAATGGATTGAAAGATTTAAATCAGGCGAGTTTGACAGACCTGATACAACAACTCAAATCAATGCAGGGTGGTTCGATTGGTTTTGTAGAGATACAAGCTTAGCCAATAAAACTAAGAAGATGGGTAACATCATCAAGCAAATCAAACCAGGCGGAAAAGTAGATCTTGAGACAAGTTATGTGTGGTTTAAAAATAATTGCCCACTGAACGGTCCACTCTATGATGATTTTAGAATTGCAGATATCGAAACCAATAATAACCTCATCGTCATTCAAATTGATTGTGTATGGAATGAATCAAAATATACAGTTTATGAAAGACTTGACGGATTTGATAAACCTGCATATAAAACAAACTCATCGAGAGAACTAGTTAAGTGGTTTAATGTTGGGTGGTATTGATTATGTTTAAAGAATACAATGCACATCCAAAAGGAATAAAAACAACTGATTGTGTTGTAAGAGCAATTAGCACAGCCTTAAATAAAGATTACTTAGAATGCAGAAGAGAACTGAATCAAGCAAAAAGAGAACTTGGTTACTCCAGCTATAAAGATACCAAATTCTTATACGATTATTTGAGGGATTATCCTAGATTCATTTTCAAACCAGTCAAAGGTGAACCAAGAATCAAGGGTAGCGATTTTACTGAGTTGCATCCGAAAGGCACATACATCCTTAAGATGGCTGGACACATAACAGCTTGTATCGATGGTGTGATTCTTGATACTTGGGATTGCACGTACCGTTCAGTATATACAGCATGGGAGATAGCAAAATAGAAACTAGGGAGCGCAAAGCTCCTTTTTTACTCGTATATAAGGAGATTAACAATTATGCATGTGATAACAAGTGAATCAGTATTTAGTGGACATCCTGATAAGGTCTGTGACCAAATCAGTGATGCTATACTAGATGCTATATTAGAACAAGATAAAAATGCAAGAGTAGCAGTAGAAACAGCTGTCAAAGATGACCTCGTATTTGTCTTTGGTGAAGTCACTACGACTGCAAATGTAGATTATAAAGATATCGCAAAAAGAAAACTCTATGAAATTGGTTATGAAGATAACTTTGCAGTCATGGAAAAGATTAGTAAGCAGTCACCTGATATCGCACTTGGTGTTGATTCAAATGAATCACATGAGCAAGGTGCTGGTGATCAAGGGATCATGTATGGATATGCATGTAATGAGACAAGAGAGTTAATGCCATTACCGATTATGCTAGCTAATCGCTTGTCACAAGAAATAGACAAATCTCGAATAGAACAATATTCACATATATTTGGTCCTGATGGCAAATGCCAAGTATCAGTCGCATACGAAAATGATAAACCAAAGAAAGTACAAACCATCGTGGTTTCAGCTCAAACAAAATCATGGATTCGAAGAGAGCTTTATGAGGATATCATTATCAATGAGATCTTACCCCAAGTATTTGATCATAAGACTATCAATGAAGCTGAAATTCTAATTAATCCTACTGGTGAATTTGTGATTGGTGGTCCTTATGCAGATTCAGGGTTAACTGGTCGTAAGATAATAGTTGACACTTATGGTGGATACGCTAAGCATGGCGGAGGTGCCTTTTCTGGCAAGGACGTAAGCAAGGTTGATCGCAGTGCGGCTTATTATGCCAGATACGTATCAAAAGCCGTTGTCGGGGCAAATCTTGCGACACGTTGCGAGTTACAACTAAGCTATGCAATTGGAATAGCAAAACCAGTCAGTGTCTATGTGAACACATTTGGAACTGGAGTTATCAGTGATGATAAAATTCAGGGACTAATAAATGAAGTATTTGATTTCAGACCAGAGAGCATAAAAAAAGAACTCAGCCTTGATAAAGTTAAGTTCCAGGAGTTAGCAAAGTATGGTCACTTTGGTAGAGAAGATTTAGATGTTCGATGGGAACATGTGGACGATAAGATTATTGAATTGAGAAAACTATATGAGAAAACCTAAAGAACTACACAGATTCTATAAGTCTGCAGCATGGCAAGTAGCAAGAGAAATCAAGATACGAGATGCTAATGGGAAGTGTGAGTGTTGTGGTGCATTAGGTGAAGAAGTGCATCATAAAACAAGACTTACAGTTCAAAACTATTTAGATACTACTATCAGTTTGAATCAAGAGAACTTAGAGCTATTGTGTAGGAAATGTCATAATGAGGAGCACAAACGTTTCTCTAAAGAGAAAGAATTTGAT